AAACGCAACGCAAGCAAAGCGATATATATGGAACAATATATTGATGACTTTCAACTTGATATTGATGAAGTAAATAAATTTGTTGAGTGGTTAAATAAATGAATCAATTATACAATGATGATATGTTTTCTGTAATGGAAAATCTTTCAGATAACAGTATAGACCTATTACTTACAGATTTTCCTTATGGAACTTTGAATAAAAGAAATCAATGGGATAATATAATTGATTATCCAAAGTTTTGGGATATTGCAAATAGAATCTGTAAACCATCTTGTCCAATAATTTCAACTGCTGCACAACCATTTACGACTGTTTTAATTTCTTCCAACTATAAAGACTTTAAGTACTGTATGGTTTGGGAAAAATCAAAAGCAACTGGTTATCTAAACGCAAAAAAACAACCCTTACGTGCCCACGAAGATATTGTGGTGTTTTACAAGAAACAACCAACTTACAATCCTCAAATGACACAGGGAACTCCTTATGATAAAGGAACTGCAGTCAGAGATACAGAATCTTATGGTGTTCAGACGAAAGAAGTTCACGTTAAAAATGATTCTGGATTGAGATACCCAAGAAGTGTAATTTATTTCAAAACAGCAGAAAGTGAAGGTAAGTATCACCCAACACAAAAACCTATTTCTCTTTATCAGTGGTTGATTAAAACATTTTCAAATGAAAATGATGTTGTTCTCGATCCTTGTATGGGAAGTGGAACTACAGGAGTTGCTTGTAAAATTGAAAATAGAAAGTTTATAGGAATCGAAAAAGAGCAAAATTACTATAACATTGCTGCGGAAAGAATTAACAATACGATTGTGGGTGTGCCAGTCCAGCAAGTGGCACACTACACCCCCCAAACGCCCCTGCTGGATGCTATGATTACGAAGTAATCAAGGTTGAGAGACCCAATGACTGCTACTCAAGTGGAACTGAAAACTGAAACTCAAGAACTGATTTCTGAACTTGTTGAAGATTCCTATGCTGTAGATGACATTTATGAGTTCATTGCGGAATATGGTGAGAGCAACTTTGTTGAGCATTATGAAAACTATGTTCAATTTGGTGAATCTTACGCTTATGAAGCAGTAGATGTTTTCATTGAAGAGTTTGGTATTGATAATCTCCAATCCTTTGAAGATTCTTATCGCGGTGTGTGGGAGTCCAAAGAACACTATGCAGAAAACTTTGTGACTGATTGTTATTCTATTGACAATCCTGGTTTTATTGAGATTGATTGGGAGGCAACTTTCGATAATCTTGATTGCACCTATGTTGATGGTTTTGTTTTTGATAACCAATTCTGATGCGACTTCAATCTAAAGATGGAAATATGGTGGTAGATTTCTACCCCATCAAAACTCCAATGGGTGATGTATCTAAAGAGTGGTATCTAAAGATTCTCACTTTTATGGGCAAATCTCAATCCAAGAAGTTTCTCAATCGAATTGAGATGAATCTTGAGATTGAAGAATATCTTAACAACATTCCTATTCCCTATGATGTTGTTAAGTTCAATACTATTCCACAACTTGCTAATCCTTTTGAATGAGTACTCGCTCTAGAATTGGTCTTGAACTGAAGAATAAAAGTATTCTTTCTGTCTATCATCATTGGGATGGTTATCCTGAATGGTTAGGTCGGATTCTAAAGACTCACTACAACACTAGAGAGAAAGTTGCAGAACTGATTGATGGTGGTGATATGAGTTCTTGCTGGACTGATTCACGTTGGGATGATAGTGCTGATGGTTCTTATGGACCACAATACTATTCTCAACGTGGAGATAATTGTCCTCCACGTCTTGATGCTGATCTCTGTGAGTATCTACTTCCAGAGGATAGTGAAGAGTACTCCTATCTCTTCCGAAATGGTGAATGGGTATGTTATAGTATGAATCAGTTTGATGATTCTAAACTACCCAAAATTGTTGAAATTCCTTCTGCTCCTCTTTTTGTTTGATTATGTCTGAAATTAACCGCGACCAACTTGTTCAAGAATACATTGACCGTGTTCTTGATAATATGAGCACCAAGGATTTGATGCGAATTGTTGGAGACCAACTGGAAGAGAATCTTTCTGCTTACACTGATGAAGAATTGATTGCTGAAGTTACAGATTATTATCCTGAACTTCTGGAATCTGCCTGATTCTCAACAGTTTCAGATGGACCGTCGATGAGACTGCGGCGGATGACCTAGGGCACCTGTGACGCCAAATTGCAGGTTTTTGGGTTTTTGATGCTTCCCAAACCCCTTGCGCCGCAAGGGTTCTCGTTTGGGACTCAAATGAGTCTAGGTGCCCCTGGTGCCTTCTGCCCAAACCCTAGCACTGTGCCAGTTGGGGGACTGACCACTAAACCCCCTGCTGGGTCGGTTCCGTGGTATTGTATATGGGTGGTGAGGGAAGGGCAACCAACTCACCCCACAAACGTCAAACTAAATCAAACTAAAATGTCTGTTGATTTCTCTAAAGATGTGATGCTCGGTATGCTCCGCAAGGGTGCTACTGGTAATCAGATTCTGGACATTCTTGATGTGATTGTTCCTGATCAAACTGAACTCACCCGTGAGCAAGTTTGTGAAGATCTTGCGATTGCTGACTGTCCCGAGAATGATGATGAGATTGAAGCATACCTTGCTGCAGTCTGAGTTTTAATTTTGGGGGGAGATTATTCTCCCCTCTGTGGGGCAATGTAGTTCAGTGGTAGAACAAGAGATTCATACCCTCTACGTCGGTGGTTCGATTCCACCCATTGCTACTCTATTCCTTTATTCTTGACTTCAATGTTCATTGCTTGTCCTGTTACATTCATTCTTGAAGATGCAGAATGGTTTGATGATGTTTTTGAAGCAACGGAATCTGCACTTGATTGGAGTGTGGAACTCTCAGGAGAAAATGTGATTGTTTATGAAGCAATCGAAGGAAATTATGGTTATGATTTCAAACCACTTTCTTCAATTTCTGCCTAATTTCACTCACTCACTCACTAAACTTAAATGAAAGTCAAAGTTAATTCAATCGAAATTGATTTCACTGATGATGTTTGTGATTGTCCCCCTGATATGAATTATCAAAAAGGACTGATTCAATCTGTTCTTGATAGTGAGTGGATTGTTGATGATGAAGAGGAAATTGTAGATATGATTAGTGATGAAATTGGTTGGTGCATCTATAAAATAGATTACACAACTTCACCTGAAAACTGAAAGAGCAAGCGAGGCACTACAAATTATGAATCGTCAAATCATCAACTATCCTGAAACTCAAGAAGAATGGAATAATCTTCCTCAAGATTTTCTTGATTATCTTGATGTTTTGGATGAGGTAAAGAGTATCAAAGCAGAGCATTCAAATAATCCGGTAGATCCACTTTATCCTAATTATGATTATGAGTGGGAACTTGATAGCAAACTTGCATTGGAGACTATTCTTTATTATTGGAATCAAGTCGATAAAGAACTTCCTTCTAACGATGAAATTCTTGATGGAATCAATGAAGGATACGCAGAGGCAGCATATGATGATTATGTAAGTTCTGCTTATTCTTATTGATGATGTGCCACTTGTAGGGGTGGCACACTAAACGGGCACTGGAACTTTTTTCTGGTAGATTAAGAGGGTGGAAGGGGTCAGTCCCACCCGAGTCCAATTCTTTACTTCTTGTTATGGATCGTTCGCAAGTTATCGCAAAGATTCAATCCATTCTGAAACTGCAGAATGGTACTGACTTTGAGGGTGAAGCATCTGCTGCTGCCCGAATGATTGATAAACTGTGCAAACAGTATGGAATCACTGTAAGCGAAGCAACTGAAACTCAAGTTCTTGATGAAGAGTTTGTTTCTTTCAAAAGAATCAATGTTGCTCTTTCTACTCTTGCCAATGCGATTGCAACGTTCTATGATGCAAAAGCATATCTGAAGAATGGAGATACAAAGTCTCTTCAAATCATTGGTAGTGAAGCACAACAAATCCAAGTGCGACTCTATTATGATTACCTTGTTCAGGTGATGGAGAAAGAGGCAGAAGTTGCACATAAAGCAGAGAAAATCCTTTGCTCTCTGCGTGGTGATTCTGTTTCCCGTTCTTTCAAACTTAATTTCCGCAAGGCATTTGCAGATAAAGTTGCAGAACGTCTGAAGGAAATGAAACTGGCAGAGAACCGAGTTCATGATGATGCCGAAGCAGTGAGTAATAAACTCTCCACAATGCGATTTGGACGTGCCAAGAAGATGAATGGTGCAAACGGTGCTGGTGCTTATTCTGGCGCAAACGTAGGTGCTGGTGTTTCTTTGAACCGTCAAGCATCTGGTTCTGTGACCAAACAACTCTGTGGGGTGTGAGTTAATCACCCCTTTCTTTTCCTTTATTCTTGATACAATGAACGCACAACTTTCGATTGATGAATGCAAAGTGATGTGGGTTGTTGGTGCCCTCGAACGTCTTGCAACTTTGGGTATGATTGGACCTGATATTCCATTGCAACTGTCTGTTGATGCAGTGGAAGATTATATGGAGATTGATAATCACCGAAATCTGCTGTTTGAATCAGACTTTGAGATTGTGAGTATTTTTAATGCACTTTCAAAAGATGAGTGTGTTCCTGAACCTGAACCTGAAGATGTTGATGCGATTGTAGATTTGATTTTGCAATATAAGAACAATCGCACAGAGATTGTGAAGTTTGCACTGTCGCATCAGACTGTGTGAGTCCAATGATGCGATGTGCCAGTTGTAGCAGTGGCACACTAAACGGGCACTGGAACTTTTTTCTGGTAGATTAAGAGGGTGGAGGGAGCGGGTCTCACCGTCCCACCCAAGTCCCATTCTTTATTTGAATTAAGATGACTTCTTTCATTGTTGAAAAGCAAGGCGAAGAGATTGCTTTTGATAGCAAGTTTGAGTCTCTGAATGATGCAAAAGCATATATCAAAGATAAACTGAACTATAATAATTTCGCAATGAATCTGGTTGAGAAGAAGAAAGTGTCTGAAAAGCAAATTGCTTGGATGCACTATCTTGCAACTCAAAGTGTGATTGATTCTCAAACTCCTGTTGAGAATGGTGAGTATATCAATCTGGTGGAGAAAATGTATGATGCAGGTGCAAACCGTCGCACCAAGTTTCAAGTGCGACTGCCTGGTATTACTCTCTCCACTGTGAATAAGGGTGCAAATATCGGTTGTGTTTATGTTTTTGAGAACAACCAATATGTTGGTAAGATTACTCAAAACGGTGAGTTGAAAGGTAATGTCTCCGAAGATGTTAAAAATCTGCTAGAGGACGCTAATGACAATCTCCTGCAACTGGCAAAGATTTATGGGCACGAGACTGGTTCTTGCTCTATTTGCGGTCGCACTCTGAATGACCCTCTCTCTGTACAGATGGGAATTGGTCCTGTTTGTGAAAAGCGCCTTGCCTAGTTTCTAATTCATCTGTCCCACATAACAACAACTCCAATGTTCGATCAACTCCAATTCGAAGCACACCCTATTCCTGGTGCAATTCAAGCAAGGTATAAGTTCAGCAATGAATGGAGTATTTCTGTTGTTTCTGGACTTCCTGGAAGTGGATTATATGGTAATGTGACGGATAATACATATGAAGTTGCAATCTTTCGACCCAATGGAAATATGACTGAAGATGTAATTGCTTGGAATACAAAAGCAGAAGTTTCTGCAATGATGAAAGTACTGGTTCAACTCTAGTCTTTCGACCAATTCACAATACACTTTCAAAAATGACTAAAACTGAAACAATCAAATTTTTCATCAAACAAATTGAAGGTGATTTAGAAGACCTGTCTTGGCAGATTCGAGAGGAGACAAATTATGAAGATAATTCTGTTGATGATTTGAGTGAAGAATATGATGAGAAGAAAGAACATCTAGAGAATCTCAAAATCATTCTTTCTCAACTCTGACCTAAATTAACAAAAGGAAAAACCAATGTCTAAAACACAACGCAAAGGTAATTCTTCTGATTATTACCCATACCGCCGACCAAAGACATTTAATGAAATCAAGCAACTTGAAACTTTACTCCACGATAATGAGGTAGAACTTCGGAATAGGGATAAGGCAAAGATTCATAATCTTCCCACTGTTTATGATGACATTGTAAAGAGTGGATATTATGAGGATTATGATTGGAAGCATCATTGGGATAAAGTATCATAGTCTCAAGGTGAGTCTCTGATACCATGTGCCACCTGTAGCGCTGGCACACTAAAAGAGCACGGTGCTCAAAAGGTGCTATATTAAGAGGGTGGAGGGAGCAGGGGTGCCTGTCCCACCCAAGACCCATTGTTTATTTGAATTAAGATGACTGCTGCTCAACGAATGGAAAAGCAATTCTTCATCAGTTTCATTTCTCTTATCAATGAGGTTCAGGGTAAGACTAAACTTCCCTCTCAAGTTGTTAAGAATCGCAAGTCTGCTTGGGTAAAGCAAGTTTCCAATCCCAAGCAAAAGAAAGATGCACTTTCTCTTGTGTAGTTCTTTCTTTCTTTCCTTCTTCTCTTTCTTCAATCAATGATGAAACTCACCAAAGCACAAAAAGAAATTCTTCTCACTCTTGAGAATGGTGATGTTGTTAATAATTGGTCGCAACGTATGCGAGCACTTCAACCACTGATTGATGCTGGTATTGTTTATATCAAGGTGACGAATGATAAGAATGGAATTACAGAAGATGTAAGAGTTGCACTGGTTGATTAGTTCTTTTCTTCCTTCCTTTTTCTTTCTTAACAACAATGACTCAAACTCTCACTGAAACTATCTACTCTGATGCTCTGTTCTTTCTGACTCGCTACTTTAATCAGTTTGATGAATGTGAGTTGCAAGAGTACGATGATTTGACTGTTCAAGACATTGTTGATGTTCTTGGTTATGCAAGTTTTGAAGATCATTATCATCCTGATGTAGCATATATTTCTGATGTTCGCAAACTGAAAAGTCTGCGCGATGAAATTCATAATCGCTTCTATCAATAAGTCTTTCTTCTCTTTCATCTGTCCCACATAAAAACAAACAATGCTGATCAAAACCACTTTCGACATTCAAGATCGCACTCCTGTCTATGCGATTTGTAATGCAAATCATCAGTGTGGTATGATTACGACTAGCATTATCAATGCAATCAAAGCAGGACAATGTAAGTCTTTCGATGAAGTGAAAACTCTTATCAATCGCTAAATTATGACTTCGCTTCTTTAATATACCAAACGCCTTACAATCATTGAACAAAGAACAACTGAATCTTCAAGCAGAAAACACTCTTCTGCAGATGGAAAAGCGAATGATTAAACTGACGAAGAGCAAGAAGAAAAAGAATAGGTCAAATGCAAGTGCTATTTTTATGGAATGGCAAGAAGTATTTCAACAACATAATGAATCAGTAGAACTTCTCTGGGTGCCTAATTTTTACCAATGACTGAAATGATTTTCCGATTCACACCTGAAGAACTTGAAGTTCTGCAATCTCTGATTGGATTCTTTAATGATGTTGGTATTCCTGATGGTGTAGACCAAGAATCATATGATTCATTGTTCAACAAAGTGATGTCTAATTAAACAAAATGACACTTTCATCTCAAACACTTCACAACTTGTCTGATGCACTTAAATCAGAAGTGCTTGATTATATTCGATACAATGATCGCTATGTTTCGACAATGTATGAATTGATTTCAGATGCAATTCATGATAAACTTGGTCCAGTTGATGATGATGTTTTAACTGAACTTACTTTTATTACTTTTGATTCTCTGACATTAGAATGATGAAACTCTCTCAAATGATTATTCTTCAAAAACAAGATCACGGTTGTGTTTATACTCTTGATCCTGATGAGAATGAATTGTATTATGCTCCTATCTACAAAGATAACACTGTAAATCTTTCTGAATTTGCACCTGTTGATCTTGCTGATGTAGATGATATTTACGATATACTGACTATTCAAAAAGAACTCATCAAACTGAACAAATGACTTTTATGAATGAATCTACACTGGATCTTTTCTGCCAGCACGAAGATGAAACTTATGCTGATGAATATGCAATGGAATTTGAAAGAAAAGCAGCAGAGTTGGAGATTACTGTTGATTATTTCCTAATGGAATTTGTGTAATACCAAATAGATTTCTCTTTTGATTGCTTGATATAAAGGATGCTTTGAATCTTAATTATGACATTTGACTCACTTCTTCACGATCTTGATTTCATCTACGATGCTCAAGCAGGATCCTATTTTCAGGAAGATCATCAACAAAATCTACACACCTATGCTCACATCAGAAACAATCAATGGTTATATGAAAAGTATGATACAAACGATCAAGTAATCTCTACTATTCCTTTTTACACTTATGATTGAACTGATTCTAGCAACTACAATTACATCTATTCCATATCAAGAAAAAGTTAATCGTAGTTGTTCTTATATTGTAGGAATCCCTTATGCTTCTGATAACTTTACTGATGAAGAATGGAAAAGATTTGAGTTATGTAGGAAGTTGATTAAGATTTAGGTGAAGTATTCATTACTTTACGAAGTCCATATTGATTGATATATTGTTCCAGTGCGCTTTCAATCATATTATTCATAAATTCATAAGAGTTAGGAACTGGTAATCCTTTTCTTATGCTTGCAGAATGAACTTCTTTTACTTTTTCTAATATAAACTTATCTATTTCAAAACCATTTACAACTGCTTTATATTCTACATTTGCTTTTTTAGTTACCCATTCTAGATTTTCTAATCTATTATCTGCACTGTTTTTATTTCGATGATTTACTTCCATTGTAATATCTTCTGTTGGAATGAAAGCAAGAGCAACTAATCTATGAACTAGAAAGTTTCTTTTTTTACCGTATTTGTCAGATAGTAATACTGCTCTATATCCACAATTTCTTTTCTTCCAACCAGGAGAAAGTATCTTTGGTTTCTTATACTTAAAAGACCATATATTTCCTTCTGTGTCTACACCATATTCAGGGTAATCTTTTAAGTATTTTGTATCTTCAAGTTTCAGTAATCTGGTTTCCATTTGATTGAGTTTACCACTAAAAGGTATATAGTGGTAAATGCTATTTAAGAAAAGGTTAATATTGAGAATTACTATGATTAGAGATTGATAAATTGATATAATGGTAGTGTTATATTGTTAATACCTTAAAGAATGTGAGTTCTTATGATTAATACCTTAAAGAATGTAGTTAATACCTTAAGAAACCTTAAAGAATGTAGTTAATACCTTAAGAAACCTTAAAGAATGTGAGTTCTTGTCGCGGTCTTGGCCTGCATTATAACACATCAGCGCTGTTTTGTCAATACCCCCAGGACACTCCAAAAATCGGCACACCACTATAAAATTATAAACACTCCCAGACACGTCTATATGCCCCTGCAAGGCACTTATAAACTCATTTAGGGGTCAGAGTACCGAAGTGCTGGTTTTTGTGATTAAATCAGCATAGGATAGAACTACAAAAACCAGCAAGAACTTGTATAAATAAACATAACAATTCAATTCATAGTGCGAATTTGAACTTTCCTACGGGGTCAAAAGTCAAATTCTACAGAAGCGAAAAGTTAATAAAACATTTGATAATTTATAGAATCAAAGTTCTCATAGGGTCTTTATAAAAACCCTCTCTCCAAAGTCAATGAAATAAAACCATTGATGGAGAAAACAAATACTGAAAGAGATTATCAAAACTGAATACTCACCGAAACCCAATAAAAGCACATAATTCCTGCTTTAGATTCTTATGCGAATTTCTAAAGATGTCAGGAAGGTTTTATACTATCAAAAATTATTTAATTATCAAGGTTTTATCAGAACTCTTTTATTCTATCACATAATCTTCTAGTTGACAAGTACTCATAATGTCGCTAGAGTATGTTTGTTGCTGTTAAAGAGAAATAATAACATCAAGAACTTAAAGACCCGTCCGAAGGACAACACGACCGAAGGGAGTGTTTCTATAAGGCACTGGTTGACAATTATAATAAGACCTGATAGAATATAACAATCAGAACAAACAAAAGTCATTCGTGATTAGATAAGATTCGTATCATTATAAAAGACACAAGCACTAATGATAAGAATGAATCACAAAGTCATTCGTGATTAGATAAGATTCGTATAGAAAAATCATAATACTTAAGACTGGCAATAAAGAACTCATAAGTTCATTCGTGATTAGATAAGATTCGTATAGAAAATTGATAATACAACACAACTGTGAGATTATAATCACAAAGTCATTCGTGATTAGATAAGATTCGTATAGAGATTCGATCTTATCAGAATCTCAAAGAAATCATAAGAAGAAAATATTCGTTTATATCTCAAGTTCGTTGTGGGGCAAATACTTGACGGGCACTGAAAGGTCTGGTAGAATTAACCAGTAGAGTTTATTCGTTCTTTCGGTTCTTTAACTTATGGCAACTTCTTACCTTAAAGCACAAAGGAATAAGTATCGTATCACTCTGGAATTAAACGTGAATGAAGATTTTAATCCTCATCAGATTAACTGGAAGAAACTATTCGGGTTAGACAGTAAAGAATCAGTGAAGAGTTATGTAGAAGATCTCTCCGTGCCCTGGTAATTAAGAATACAATCCAACATTCCTCTGTTGTATTATACTTTCGTGGAGTAAGAAACATCGCCTGATAGATGTTTCGTTTATTATTATTACTTTGTCTGATTGTTTTTATCTTTAATGGCAACTTAATTCTTTATACTTATTATTATTCGTCGTTAATTGGCGGCAGTTAGTATAAAGAATAGTCAGTTCTTATTAAATAAGTAGAGTTTTTTCGTGCTTAAGTAATAAGAACTTCGTTGTTTTATTCTAATAACACAGTGATTTGGTGGCAGTTAGTATAAACAACACGAATAACTAATACTTATTCGTTGTCAGTTGTTTATTCGTTATAGCAGTTATTTTATTTTATTTGTTATTGTTTATATCGGGCGTTGCCCCCGTATATAAAAACGCCCCACTACCCTAACCTACACTGTATGTCTTTTTCGACCTATCTATCACTCTCATAAAAAAAAAATTCCATAAAAAAAAATGTCTCCAAAAAGAAAAGTAAATTGCCACGGATGGGGAATCTTCGGAGGTAAGCACAAGAAAAAGAAAAGTTGCGCAACAGGTATCTTCAGAACTCCTGCTCAAAAAAGAGCATCCTCAAAAAGAAAGAAGAGATGAAAAAATCAGCACCATATTGGAATTTTTGGAGAGTGATACTTGCAGGATGGATGATCAGATACCCAAAGCAAATGAGTAGAATTTCATTAACATCTCTGGGCATTTTGATTAGTCTGATATATAATGCAATGGTAAAATAACTTTATCATAAAAAAAATTTCGTAAAAATTTTTTATGCAAACGGAAAAAATATATCACATCTACGCAAAAGATAAGTGTTTATTTCATTCTATTAAAGAGGATGAATTCGAAACAACTTGGAATACCATTAACAATATGGTAGGAATTATGAAAACTGACTATATTATAGAAGACTTATCCTATGAGGAATTGATTTTTCAGAAAGAAATGAGTTTAAACTCTTCGCATTGACAACTGCATATATAGACTGTTAAAATTGATCTGAAGGTTTTATTTTTTTATGGCAAAAGGATTTACTGTAAAAGCAACAGCACCAACATCCAAAAAAGAAGACTGGGATATTGATGCGATTAAAGAAAGGATGCGAGGAAAGTCAATTGTATTTTGTCTTCCTGGTCGTGGGTGTTCCTTTATTTTTCTGAAGAACTTTGTGCAACTGTGCTTTGATATGGTACAGAATGGAATGAGTATTCAAATCTCTCAAGATTATTCATCAATGGTTAATTTTGCACGTTGCAAATGTTTGGGTGCAAATGTACTTCGTGGACCAAAGCAAATTCCTTGGGATGGAAAACTGCAATATGATTATCAACTTTGGATTGACTCGGATATTGTCTTTGACACAAACAAATTCTGGCAACTTTGTGATCTTTCTCTGAGTGAAGATGGTACTGAGCGGGAAATCACTGCTGGTTGGTATGCTACAGAGGATGGGCACACAACTTCTGTCGCACACTGGTTGGAGGAAGATGATTTCCGCAAGAATGGTGGAGTGATGAATCATGAAACCGTTGAGTCTATTCAAAAACGTCGGAAACCTTTCACTGTTGATTACACTGGTTTTGGTTGGGTACTCATCAAGAATGGTGTTTTTGAAAACCTCGAATATCCTTGGTTTGCACCTAAAATGCAAGTCTTTGAGTCTGGTCAAGTTCAAGATATGTGCGGTGAAGATGTTTCATTCTGTCTTGATGCAAAAGAGGCAGGATTTGAAATCTGGTGCGATCCTCGTATCAGAGTGGGGCATGAGAAAACTCGTATTATCTGATGACAAAAAAACTCTACAATCTTTTATATAAAGGTCGTAAAATTTATACAAATCTCACTATAGATGACTGTAGTGAGATTCTTGAAGACTTCTCAGAGCGTTTCTACTCGGGAGAAGACATTGATCCAACTTTAATTGAAATGGAGGAAATTACAAATGGCTAAAGGTGGAAGTAATAAAGTACTGTTTCAACCAGGAGCACCGAAGAAGACACGTCAAGGACGTTCTCCACGTACATTGTTGAGTGCAACCTCTCGTAATGGACGTAAAAAGAAATATCGCGGACAAGGTAAAGGTTAATATTATAGATAAGCAGGAAGTAATTCCTGCTTTTTTTGTTAGGTGTTATGGCATATTTAAATCACAATCTTCCAACAATTACTTGTTATATTCGCAATGAATTTCTCTACAATCATAAAAAAGGTCACGGAGAGGTAACTTTATGCGATGTACACTCTGTAGCGTCCTTAGAGAAGCATGTACCTCTCTTTGAAGCATTTTTAGAGAATGGTGTTAACTGGACTCGTAGACCTATTCATGCATTTTGTTGGAAATCTGATGCACCAGTTCCTCAATTAGAAGAATGCATGTGGTGGGATTGCTTTTCTCCTTATATTGATGTTCAAGTTCGTTCAAGGTTGGCTAACTTACGTGCTGAACTTATCAATTATCGAGGAGAAAAAAATGAAGGGACATATCTTTTTACGCTCGATTGGTCATGGGAGTCAAAATCTACTCTGAATACTAACTTTAGTGAGACTCCAGAGCACAAATGTGCCCATCTTTTCAAAATGGACAATGGAAATTTCTATGCATATCCAAATAATAAGATATTATGGTATGATGATGCATGGACTAAGAACAGAATTACCAAAAATCCAGGTTATGAAATTGATTTGACCGAATATTCTGTTGAAAATCGTCGCAAAATTGAGACCTCCGACGATTTTATGTACGAAATCACAAATATTCGGGATAGCAACCCCGTAAAAAGTTCTGATTTAACAAATCAGGAGAAAAAAAATGACCAAACAAGTGGATAAAGACCAGAATTTTATGAAAAATGAGTGGGGAACTCAGTACTTATCTTCAGAATATGGTTGGGAAGAGAAAGTTGAGAAGCAAAAAATGCTTCGAGAGATTGCAAGTGATGATTTAACTCCCAAAAAGCACGATTTCTTCTATCAAAATGAAATTCATTCACAAATTCGCAATGATAATGACTATGATGACTGGGAATATGGCACTGAACCACTTTATGAATCAAAAAATCTCTAATAAATAAGACAGAATTACTTATTTTTCATGCCCGCTGAAAGGATAAGCAAGTCATTTAAAGATATTAGTTTATCCTTTCAGGTTAATCCTCTGAATTATGATCTGATTGCGATTAAAAATGAGACGGCTATTGCCAGATCACTTCGCAATCTTGTTTTAACTCAACCGGGTGAAAGATTTTTTAACCAAAATCTTGGTTCTAGGATTAATCAGTCTCTTTTTGAAATGCTTGATGAAATAAGTGCCTCTGTTATAAGAGACGAAATCAAAAATACAATTGAAAATTATGAACCAAGAGTGAGTTTAATTGACGTTGAAGTAACTCCAAATGATGAAAATTATGAATTCAATGTAACTATTAAATATTACATCGTTGGTGCTGATGTATTACCTCAACAATTATCATTTGCATTACAACCAACACGATAAATGGCACTAGTCAACTTCACCAATCTAGATTTCGATCAAATTAAGACTTCTCTTAGAGATTATCTAAGATCGAATTCAAATTTTACAGACTATGATTTCGAAGGATCCAATCTTTCAGTCATACTAGATGTTCTTGCATATAATACATATATTTCCTCATATAACGCTAATATGATTAGCAATGAGGTGTTTATTGATAGCGCGACTCTAAGAGAAAATGTAGTATCTCTTGCAAGAAGCATTGGATATGTTCCGAGATCCAGAACTGCATCAAAAGCCAATGTTTCTTTCTTTGTAGATACATCTACCACTACTTCCCCACAAAAACCTCTTACACTTACTCTTAAAAAAGGAATTGTTGCGACTTCAACCGGAACATTTAGTGGAATAAGTTACGTTTATTCAATTCCAGATGATATTACCGTTCCAGTCAACAATGGTATTGCCGAATTTAATAATATAGACATTTATGAAGGAACATATATTACTGAGACATATACTGTAGATTCATTAACGCCTAATCAAAGATACATTTTAAATAATGAAAATGTTGATAGTTCTTTAATTAGAGTAGATGTAAGAGATGGTCAACTTGGACCAAGAAAGAAATACATTCAATCTAATAATATTTTATCAGTAAATTCTGATTCAAAAATATTCTTTATTCAAGAGATTGAAGATCAAAGATATGAGTTATTATTTGGCGATGGAATACTCGGAAGAAAACTTGTTAGTGGTGAAATAGTAGATATTTCTTACATTATAACAGGTGGAGAAACTGCAAATGGAGTATCTTCATTTACTTTCAATGGAACAATTGTTGATAATTCTTCATTTAATATAATTAGCGGGATTTCTTTAATTACTACAAATATTGTTTCTGGTGGAGGTAGAGAAATTGAATCCGTTGATTCAATCAAAAAATATGCAACTAAAATCTATGCAGCACAAAATCGTGCCGTAACTGCAAGTGATTTTGAGGCGATTATACCTCAGATATATCCAGAGACGGAATCGGTTTCTGCTTTTGGTGGGGAAGATTTGAGTCCTCCACAATACGGAAAGGTTTTTATTACAATTAAACCAGAAAATGGATTTTTTGTTCCTAATAGTATAAAGGATTCTATCAAAGAAAAATTAAAGCAATATTCGGTTGCTGGAATTATTCCAGAAATAATGGATCTTAAGTACCTTATACTAGAGATAAACTCTACAATTTACTATAATAATAATCTAGCACCTTCATCAGAATATATTACAAGTACAGTTTCTAATAATATCAAAAAGTATGCAAATTCATCGGAGTTGAATAAGTATGGAGCAAGGTTTAAGTATAGTAAATTCCTAAAGATTATTGATGATGGTCATGAATCAATCACGTCCAATATTACAACTGTTCAAATGAGACGCGATTTAAAACCAGAGTTAAATAGATTAGCGACATATGAAATATGTTTTGGAAATGAATTTCACATAAAAGATCTCAGAGGATTTAATATTAAATCTTCTGGTTTTAAGATTCCTGGTGTACAAGATACAGTTTACTTAAGTGATATTCCAAATGAAGGTAAACTTACTGGCACTATTTTTATTTTCAAATTAGATTCAATTCAGGGGTCCAAAACAATTAAAGCAAATGCAGGAACAATAGATTATGTAAAGGGCGAAATAAACTTAAGTGCAATCACAATTGAATCTACGAGTAAAGATAGTGGCGGAGAACCAATTATTGAAATCTCTGCAATACCAGAATCAAATGATGTAATCGGACTACAAGATCTTTATTTGAATTTAAGCATTGATAATGTAACGTTAAATACTTTATCAGACAAAATATCTTCTGGAGAAGATCCTTCAGGGTCTACCTACACAAAAACAGCAAGCTATAGCAACGGAACAATCGTAAGAGAATAAGATGGCAGATACAAGAATTAAAATTGGTTCAATCGTACAAAATCAACTTCCCGATTTTGTACTAGAAGAATATCCTCTTGTTAGTGAATTCCTTAAGGAGTATTACAACTCTGTAGAAGGTCAAGGATCAACACTTGATATTCTTCAAAATATTGATCAATATTTAAAAGTTGATGAACTTTATAAATCAACATTTGCCAGAACAATTACTGTAAAACCACAATCTCCACAAACTTTCTTTCAAATTAGTGGTGGTTATTCGGTAAATGATCTTATTGTCTTAAAAAATGGCACTAAATTACTGAAAGATACTGACTATTTTGCTACAGATGGATCTTCAGTAATACTAGTTACTCCTGCTGTTCCCGGTGATGTTTTAGAGTTTGTTGTAGAATCTCCATCTTCAACTATTTTGACAAGTGATGTTGAATTTGTAGACACTACAATTAACGTCGCATCTACATATGGATTTCCCGATACCAATGGAATTATCCAAATTGATTCGGAAATCATACTTTATTCATCAAAAACTTCTACTTCCTTCAAAGATTGTACTAGAGGGTTTAGCGGTATAACTTCTTATAGAGCAAGTAATCAACCAGATCAACTCGTATTTTCAACATCTGAAATTGCAGAACATACCTCAAAAACAACTGTTGCAAACTTAAGTTCTTTATTCTTAAAAGAATTTTTAACAAAAATAAAATCACAATTAGTTCCTGGATTTGAAAATAGAACGCTTGCAGAAGGTCTGGATGAAAGAAATTTTATTAAAAATGCAAAGAGTTTTTATTCATCAAAAGGAACTGATGATTCCTACAAATTACTTTTCAAGGCATTATTTGGACAGGAAGTAAGTGTAATTAAGCCAAGAGATTATTTACTCAAACCATCTGATGCTCAATATAGAGTTGTTAGAGATTTGGTTGTTGAGTCTATTTCTGGAGATCCAATGGATCTTGAGAATAGGACTTTATATCAAGACCAAGTTGGAGGCTATAATAAGGCTTATGGATCTGTTACTAAAGTTGAGAAAATTCAAAGATCCGGAAGAACCTTTTATGTCTTAAGTCTTGACTATGATTATAATAAAGATCTTACTGTTAGTGGATCTATTTACGGAAACTTTTCAATACATCCGTCTACGAAAGTAATTGCAGGAGTATCTACTAGTAGCACTGTTATTGATGCTGATTCTACTATTGGATTTCCCTCAAATGGACAATTAGATTTTAATGTAAATGGAATTGATTATACTATTTCATATTTCAACAAAAATACTACTCAATTTTACATTACATCATCACCTTCTATTTCTATTCCAACAGGAACTGATCTAAAATTAAATCAGTATGCTTATGCTAATGTTGGTGTTTCAACTGTAAAGGTTAGAATAACTGGTGTTCTATCTGAAGTCGATTATGACTCAAGAAACACATTAATGAAAAAAGGCGACTCACTGAGTGCGGTTTCTTTAGGATACAATCCAAAAGGTATATTAGCAAATAATTGGATTTTTAATCTTGCTACAAAGTATAACGTCAAAACTATTAGTGGACCTAATTCTTCTAATCTAATAACAAATGTTTTTACTTACGAAGTAAGTACTTACGATCCACATTCATTTTCACTTGGCGATAATTTAAGATTAATAAATCCAAATGGCGATAAAGATAATTATAAAGTTGTAAGTGTTAATAATGAATATTCGATTGTAGTAGAAGGAGTAAAGATTAATAATCTTACCCTGAAGTATGTAATTGAGAGGATTTTGAAAAAACCAAAATTCACCAATTACACAGATGTCAATTCATACTCTGCTAATATTCAAAATGTCTATTTAAACAATGAAGACGAAATATATGTCACATCCAATTCATTGCCAAATTATTTGGACGAAGATGTAAATACAAAGAATACTAATGTTATTTTCTCTGGAATTTTTAATGGAGAAACTTTAGATTTAAGTTCTGGAAATCCAACCAATTTACATGGATTTATCACTGGTGATGCTATTGTTTACAGTAGAAATGCTTTTAATCCAGATGAATACTTGAATATTTCTGAAAAAACTTATTTTGTAAAAAGAGTAGATAATACTACAATAAAAATTGCAAGCAGTAAAACGGATTTATATAAAAATAAATTTGTAACTGTATCTGGAACTGCAAAAAATAATATTTTTAAAAGATTAAAATTTAATATATCACCACTATCGCAGCAAGGTTATATAAAAAAAATATCAAAACCTGTTTCTGCAGATGTAGTATCAGAGACTCCAACAGGTCCAGTTGGAATATTTGTGAATGGTGTAGAAGCTTATAGTTATAAATCTACAGATAAAGTTTTTTATGGTGGAATTCAATCCATAAACGTCATTGGTGGCGGAGAAAATTATGATGTAATTAACACACCTACTGTATTGGTAGAAGATAGTGTTGGTTATGGTGCATCTGCTTTTGCTCACGTTGTTGGAAAATTAGAAAAAATAGATGTAATAGATGGTGGATTTGATTATCTTGAAGATCCAATTATAACCATAACAGGTGGAAATGGATATGGAGCATATGCTAAACCTAATATGACTTCATTTAGGCATAGTGTATCATTCAATTCAATTCAAAGTTCTGGATTTGTTAATCTAACTACTAATACAATTGGTTTTTCATCTTATCATAAATTTAGAGATTATGAAAGAGTTACA